TCATGGATTCTAACTCGACTCATATTGGCTTTGTGAGCATGACATTGTATAGCAAACGTGGGTATGATCCAGTTGGTCGTGTAACGATACCGAATCGAATCATTCATCGATTTATGAATACCTTTATCAAAATACAGAAAGCATTTGATAGAGATGATATATTCTTTACCGATGATGAGGGTAAGCTAGCGATCGATACCAATGTGGCTAATTCATTAGCGATTACGATTCCATTAGTGGATACGAAACAATTAAAAATCAAGCACGAACTCATCTATACCGATGATAGTGATAAACCATATGAAGGAGTTATCATATATCTCAATCGTCATGCTACCTATGGGTATATGACCTATGATGAACTATGTGCTTGTATATACAATATGGCTAAAGTTGACTACTTTGTATACACACAATTGATGGTGATGGAACAACTTGAGAGAGCACAGTTACGCGAACAATCTAATGATTCTGTGAACTCTATGATGGATTTAAGTTCCCGTTTAGAAAAGATACATTTAGTCAATAAAACCGGTGAGAATAAGGAGTACTCAGAAGAAGATGAAAGAAACAATCAATCTAACTAAAGAAAAGATGTATATCAGTATCGATGATACGCTATACACAGTCCTTCCATATGTGGAAGGAGAACGTTTAGATAAAGGTGTAGCCTATATCTACCAAGATAAAGTCTACATCTACGATGGTAAAATGAACAAACATAAGTACATTGAAGCAGGTCATGCCTATAAGGATGATGATGGCAAAGTCCATTTCGTTAAACCTGAAGGTGTTGAGCATGATGTGGATAATGTAGTGATGGTCAATAAACAAGCCATGAATGAAATGGAAGATACTGACCTTAAAACATTTGACCCTCGATTAGCTGAGTTGAATGAAAGCAATATTTTTGCTCCAACAATCAACCCAGAAGATGATATCCTAAAACGGGCGATTAAGACCGTTTTAGGTGAAATGAAAATCGACCTTCGTTTATACAAAGATCGATTCCGTAATGAATATGACATCACTAACATGAAGTCTGCTATCAATAAGCCATCCAATATGACCATTAAATACTTGGTTAAATGGTGTGAAATATTGAACCTAGACTTATCTGTGAATGTTAAGTTTAAGGATGCTAATGGGGAAGACGCCGAAATTAGTGTAAACCTCAAATAATCAAATATATATTATCATGGTAATAAGACGTATAGCATATTCGCTATACGTCTTATCTTTTTCAATCAAGGAGGAAAATGAAAATGAAAAACATGATGAAAAAAGCTTTGTTAATTGCTGCTGTTGCAGTATCCTGTTCCGCGTCTGTATTTGCGTCTTATAACACAGGCGCATATGACCATGCATTCCGTGGTCAATATTTCGATCCAAATGCGATGGTAACAATGCTCAGTAAAACTGAATATTTACCTCGCTATGGTATCACTAACTATTATTATACATATGCAGACGGTACAGTATGTTTGGTTCAGGTCGACCGTGCTGGTATCGTGCACAATATTCTTGTTGATTAGGAGGGATTAAAAAATGAAAAAGTTAATTGTTAAAGTAGCTGCTGTAGCAACAATGTTGATTTCTATGAGTGGTGTTGGATTCGCATATGAATCTTACAACACAAATCATTACGACCATGCTACGGTAGGTCAAAAATTCGACCGTTTTGCTATGGTCACAGAATACGTTGGCGGTCACTATTTAAGAAGTGAGCAGGCTAATGTATACAGTTTCCGCTATGCCGATGGTACTATGTGTCATGTTGTTGCTGGTCGTGATGGTATCGTAAAACGCATTTACGTAACTAAACCATAATATCTCATAAAACATACTGATATCAGAGTTTTATGAGATAGGAAAAGAAGAACTTCGGTTCTTCTTTTTTTCGTATATATGGAGGACATATGAGACGAATTATAAAGTATGCAACCTATTGTGAGGTTGAAGATTATGAACTCGGAGAATGTCCCAAATTAGAAGGGATGTTATCTAAATATAACAAACTCTATTATCGTAGAGAAGCTGTTGCTATGGACTACGATGAAGAGAGTAGTACACTAACAATCCCAGCAGGTATGAACCTAAAATACATTTCCTATTTATTAGGACGACCTGTTGATGATAATACCATTACAGATACATATGACCCAGTGTCTATAAAATTAACAGGGTTTCCTAGAAGTGAACTACAAAATGATTTGATTAAGTTCCTCATAGGGTTAGATCAATACCAATTTAATGCCAATCTAAGACAATTGGTAGGTAATGCTGAAACAGGGGAAGGTAAAACTTTCTGTGCTATTGCCGCTATATCGTTCTTATCGATGAAAACGATTATTATCGTTAACCGTAAGAATATCGTTAAGAACTGGATTGATTCTATTGATACGTATACCGATTTGGATAGGCGCCGAATCTGTGAACTCGATTCTAAAATGATTGAGAAAATTATGAAAGACCCATCCATCGTTAAGAAGTACCGCGTATTCGTTACAACACATAGGACGCTAGCATCCAATGCTACTAAACATGGGTGGAAGTGGATACGTGGATTATTCGCTAATCTACGAGTTGGATTGAAGATATATGATGAAGCTCATATGGAGTTTCATAATATGATGATGGTTGACTTCCATAGTAACACTAGACGTACATTTTATTTGACTGCAAATATGGAACGCTCTGCTTATGATGAGAACTCCATCTTTCAAAAGTGTTTTAAAGATGTCCCTAGATTTGATCAAGTGAAACTTGGATATACTGATTCTAAGAAACATATCACGATGTTCGTGAATCGATATAATAGTCACCCATCAGTACAAGAAATCAGTGCATGTAAGAATGTACAAGGTTTCAATAAGAACGCCTATTCAGACTATCAGGTGTCCTCAGATACACAATTCTTTGAGATCTTGGACCAATATGTTCGTAGAATGACAGTTGAGAAGGGTTTCCGTACTCTTATACTGGTATCTAAAATATCTTCATGTGAAGCAGTTAGAGATTTCTTTAAATCTATCTATCCGAACTTATCCATTGGTGTATATAACTCCAGTATTGATAAACATGAGAAGCAACGGGTATTAGATGAAGACCAATTGATTGTGTCAACGTCTGCTTCACTAGGTTTCAGTGAAACGATTTCTAATCTACGATTAGTGATTAACTGTGAAGCATTCCGTTCTAAGATTACAGGTAACCAAGCATCTGGTCGTTTACGACGATTAGGTGATGAAATCATGTGTTACTATGTAGAATTGGTGGATACTGGATTCGCTTCTATTCGAGCACAATTCAAAGAGCGAGAGTCACGCTACAAGAAACAGTTTAAAGAGATAATCTATATCAAGTAAGAAGTATATATTATTGATATAGGTTATAAGAAAGAGGGTGATGATCATTCGTATTGATAGAATCCGATTAGAGAACTTTGCTCTAATTAAATCGGGGATGGGACTAGATGAGATTGATATCGACTTTACCAAGTCTAAATATACCGTGAGTCTTATCATTGGTAACAATGGTACTGGTAAAACGGCATTATTATCTAATCTACACCCATTCCCATATCTCGGTGCATTAGAAGCCCGAGAAGATACGGATATCATTATCCCTGGTTCCGATGGTCGTAAAGAGATCTGGTATTCCAAGGGTAATGATATCTATTATATTGAGCATATTTACTTGGCCCCTGTAGGTAAACGTACTACTCGACAAGTAAAATGCTACATTCAAAAGAATGGTAAAGAACTTAATGAACCTGGTACAGTTAAGACATTCAACGAAATCGTAGAATCCGAATTCCAAATTGAACCTAACTTCTTAAAGTTAATTCGATTGGGACCTAATGTACAGAACTTCATTAAGCTATCCTTTGCCGATAGAAAGTCGTTCATTAGTAAACTACTCTCTGAAGTAGAATCATATATGAAAGACTATAAACAAGCCAAAGAACAATCTAAGTTCTTAGCTAATGCTTTAAAGTTAGCGGTATCCAAACGAGATAAACTCAATATCAGTGATATTAGTATCTTAGATACAGGTATCGCTCGTAAAGAGGATATGATTAAATCTCGTTATGATGATAAAGAGAGCCTAACTAAGAAGTTTTATGAATATAAGGGCTCTATTAATTTGGAGAGTTTAGAAACACTGCAAACCTTATATGATGTAACTCTACAAGAGATGGAAAATATCAAAGAGAAGATGAAAGAGTTAGTAAAGCCTAAGTACTTACATCTTACAACGGACAGTTCCGCTACGACCGAGTATACAAATCGTTTATCTGAATTGAATGGTATTCGTACAGGGATTGTATCCAAACGTGCGGTATTATTGAATGATAAACAACGGGTCATTGATTCTCTTGATGTAGAGAATGGTAAGTTAGAAGAATCCAAATCTTCTAATGAACTAGAAGAAATTCAAGAATATGTACGTGAACTTACTGACAAAATTAATGAGTTTGAAAAGAACTTTGATGTGAGTAAACATGATACGAGGATATCCAAGGATGTATTCATGAGTTATGTGGATACCATTAACATTATTATCTATCAGATGAAAGAAGTATTTGAGCTACCAGAAACTGGGCTTGCTTATTTCAGAAATCTTTATGTAGATGATATGGTGCAACTGAGCGCATTCGATAAAGCGGAGAATAAGATTCGGAAAGAATTATCTGAACTACTGGTGCAACTAGATCGAACAGAATCTGGTAATAAGAAGCATCGTAAGATTGCTGATAAGATGTGTGTACCTGACGGTTGCGATATGTTCAATGAGTGTCCGTATTATCTTCATTTCCATGAAGACTTAGTACACCAATCCAAAGATGATATTGTTAAACTTGAGTATGAAATCGATATTCGAAATGATGCATTGACTGTATTTAGTCAACTAAAATCCATTCAAATGTTATTGAATACGATTAAACTTGAGTATCGTTTGGATAAAGGGATGAATGGTATCATCGCATCGATTATGCGACGAGATATCAATGAGTTTGTTAACTATGAGCAAGTTAAATCTGAAGTAGAGTTCTTAGAGTTCTATGAGGAGTATGTAGCAAATATAACTAAGAGAGAAGAATATGAACAGCAAGCAAAGATGTTCCAATTGAGTAATCAAGTAGAATCTTCTGATACTATTTTAACTCGTATTGCTTCATTAACGCTTGAATTGAGTACTCTTAATAAAGAGATTGCTGATTTAGATAGCAAGGAAGAGTCTAATCTCGAAGAGATTGCTACTATTGAGGATCTTATTGAAGACTTCTCTGTGTCTATGGAATACAACCGAGATTATGAGAAGTATACCACTGAATTAGAACGAGCTGAAGAATCTAGTCGTACACTTAAAGATTCCTTAAAGGATAAGATAGCATATGAAGAGAATTTAGCTAAGTATAATAAGCAAGTTGAATCTATTGAGTATGATATCCAAACGTTAGAGGATTCTATCTATCATGATAAGTTGAAACGTACTCAATATGTAGAGTTGGGTCAAGAGATTGACCAAATTCAAATGCGATATGATGTAGTAGAATTGATTAAGGAAGCGGTATCCACGAATAAAGGGATACCATTAATTTATATCAACTCCTATTTCAAATCATTACGTCTAGTAGCTAATGAAATCATTAAAGACATCTATGAGAATGACTTTGTTCTTGAAGAATTCGTCGTGAATGATAAGGAGTTCCGTATTCCATATAGAACGAAAGGTGTTAATGTGCGCGATATTCGATATGCATCACAAGCAGAATCTTCTGTTGCTACATTAGCCATATCCTTTGCAATGTTAGAGCAGTTCGCTTATACATATAATATCATTCTTCTTGATGAAGTAGATGGTCCTATGTATAAAGGGAATAAAGAGCGTTTCTTCGCTGCATTGGAAGGTATGCTATCTCGTATTCAATGTGAGCAATCCTTTATCATTACACAGAGTACAATGTTTAATGACTATCCTGTCAACTTAATTATCACGGACCCAAGTTATCGTTCTTCGTATGAAAATAACGATAACGTAATATTCCAGCGATAATTGATGTATATATTATAATAGAGTATAGAGAAACATCTCTATACTCTATTTTTATTTCTAAGGAGGAAGTAATGGCAACAGGCATGGGTAAAAGCCCGATTACTAAACTAGCTGATACGCTAATGACTAAAAAGACTCGACATAAGCTATACGCTAAATGTCGAGAAAAACAACTTACTACAAAGAGTGAGATTGTAAAGAAAGTATGTGGTGTTGTAATTGAGGAGTTGAATTTAGATGGAAAGAAATTTTAATAAACTGCTCCATATCGATATGGAAAAATTGGAATACATATTTGGTACTACAGCATCCGCATTGTATGGTGCAACGAAAGAAGCACAGTTGTTCGTTAAAGCTATGATGTTCAAAACAAGTTGTGCTCGTATTGCTGCTACGTATGAAACGCGTAACTTTAATTTAGTGATGCGTGAGTTGAATTTAGAAAAGAATGGATTAGGTCGTATCCTAAAATACATTCGCTTTTTAAATCCGAATCTTACAGAGGCACAAGTCTTTGTCATCGAAACTGGTTTTGAAGAGTACAAGAAACTCTACAAACAGGTTCGAGGAAACAAGAAAGAAGAATAGGGTTCACCTATTCTTCTTTTTTTTTGATTAATTTTCGATTACTCGATATACACGACCCGTTTCATCAGTAGCACTCATACTATCCATATTGAATGTTACTTTACCAAGGTTTTCGATTGGGATACGAGGGTAATCGGATGGCATAATATTACCATCTTTATCGATTGCTTCAAGTTCCCACTCAGTTTCACCATTATGGGTATGCATAAAGATAACATATTCTGGGGATAGATATTCATAACGAATATACGCATTACCGTCTTCAGAACGGAAGTCAATATCTTCAGTACCTAATCTATCATTGATAGCATCAAACACGTCCATATCATTGTTTGTTCTAGGGTCATATGTAAATTTAGGAACTTCTTGTGGAGTAGAGTAACCGTCCATAGAATGATAGTTGGAAGCAATTTGGTCAAGTAATGCTTTACGACCACCGCCACCATAGAAGGCGTTAAATACATTAAGACCTTCTTCTTCTTCGTTACGAGCTTCTTTATCTTCTTTCTTATTACGGTTGGCTTTAAGTTCCAAATCAACAGCCGCTTTCTTGATATTAACCATATCACGAATAACGGATGCACGGTTACCATTCGTGCTATTGAGCGTTATTAATAGGTCAGTTAATAGTTTACCTGCACCTCTAGCAGTATTCTTACGAATGTCTTCTACCATACCTTTGATAATCATAGCGACTTCATCGTTGTCTTTTAAGATCTTACGATATTGAGCCATTTCAGGACTGAACTTTGTTTCATAGTTCTCCTTTTTCTTTTTCTTAGCGGCTTTCATATCAAAGAGATCTTTCCTTTTACCTTTTTTGACTTTCTTCTCGATTAAGAATTCATCTGAATCCAACCCAATATCATCGACATCAGTACCGAGTGAACCTGGGTCTAGCAATAAAGAGATCTTATCACTATCGAAGGAGTCAAATTTATCTTTTTTCTTCTTCTTCTTCTTTTTCTTTTTAGTGTCACCACTATATAAATCAGAGTCAGAAGCGTCTTCTAAAGGTTCTACCCGATCGTTGGAAAGAGGGGCGTCCTCTTTTAATCGCATGAACTCTTCAGAAATGTCAAAGTTATCTGTACTCATATACGTTTCTCCTTTAACTTTAAATTAGCTATACTTATTTGTAACATCGAGTTATTTTAAATACTAATGAAAGTATATATCATAATACCGTAAGGAGGAATTAATATAATGCCAAAAATACAAGTAAAAGATATGAAACAGCGAAAACTAATGGAAAAACGATTACGTATTGAAAATATGGATAGGAACTTACGAGAATGTGTTAAACTACAGACTCTTGATAAGTTTAGTCATGAGATACCTGTTGCTACGAATGTAGTTACCTATCGTAATGGTATTGATAACATGATGGTGGTTAAACTGATTAAAGCCGTCGTGGTATTCGATGAACAAACTGAAGCGATTGATGAAGACACAGAGCTATTCTGTCGTATTGAGATGGTTGGCTACGATGATCTATTTGATATCAATATGAATAAGAAGGAAATTGCTAATCATATGGTTAACCACCCAGATCGACTCCATCGAATTAATCGTATCCTATTAACTACGAAAGAATTCTGTGAAGTATTAGCAATTCGAGATGAGTTTGATCCAACAGAACCTGAAGACCATTTCGCACTACAACATGATCCAACATATGAACCATTCAAAATCTTCTTGGATAAGTTTGAGAATGTAAATATGTTCTCTTAGTAGGGTATTATAGTTGTAAGTACATTAATCTATATGAAAGTTCTGTTATATAATGTAAGGAGTAAATAATTATGGCAGAAAACCGCGAATTCAAATCAAGTCAAGACTTGGTTGACGTTTCTAAGCTATTAGCTGAGAAAACGAAAGAGTATGAAGGTACTGATAAACATCTGGGGTTAACCTTGATGACATTCCCTCAGTACATTTCATCGACTCGTTCCATTATGTTCACGAGTCACCTAAAGCAGTTTAATACATTGAATGAACCACAGTTCCCACGAGTATTTACCAACTATGAAAATATCTTCGGTAAGAACTCTTCTGGTCTAGTAAAAGCTAGAAGTAACTATACTGTGGTTAAGAAAATTGATAAGTTTGCCGATCGTCCAGGATACATATTTGCTACGATCCTGTACGATGAAGACAATGATTTCTATGACATCATCTTCAAGAAACAATCTGAAGACTTAACTGAAAACTTCGGGTATGTATATAACAATGAGAACCTTGATAAGTTACAAGAAGGCGACTCTGTTAAGAAGGGTGATGTATTATATAAAACGACATCATATGACGAAGACGATAACTATTGCTATGGGCGTAATGCTAAAACAGCATACATCTTGGACCCAGACGTTATCGAAGATGCATATGTAGTCAGTGAGTCATTTGCTAGATCTATGGTATCTCGTAAAGTAGATACTGTTAAAGTATCTATCAATGACAATGATTTCTTATTAGATTTATACGGTAATGATGAAGAAGGATACAAAGGATTCCCAGATATTGGGGAAGAAGTATCCAAACGTATCATCTGCACCAAACGTCGTATTCAAAATACGCAAATCTTATATGATATGAAGAAATCTAACATGAAGAAGATTTCTCCATTGAATGATAAACCATTCTTCACTAAAGGGTGGGTAACAGATATTGATATCTATTCCAATAAGGAAGTGGATGAAATTCCTAGAACTGAGTATAATGAACAAATCATTTACTACTTAGAGAATCAAAATCGATACTACCAAGAACTCTTTGATATTTGTGAAGAAATATTAGAAAGTGGTTCTAAGTATTCCGATGATATTGGATTCATTTATCGTCGAGCTAAGAATATCTTAGACCCAGATTATAAATGGAAAGATAATGATACAGTATTTAATAATATCATTATCGACTTCCGTGTTGACCGAGATGTTAGACTCTTTAAAGGTTCTAAGATCACAGGCCGATATGGTGATAAAGGGGTTGTATCTGTCATCAGACCTGATGATGAAATGCCATTTGATAAAAATGGTAATCGCTTAGATGTGATATGTAACCCTTTGAGCTGTATCAATCGACTCAATTCTTTCCAATGGATTGAATTAAGTTTGAACCATTGTGCTAATCAATTGATTGAGCAAATGAAAGAAATGAAGTCTAATAGTGAACGTTTCAAAGCATTATCCGAATTCATGTTCTATTTCAATGAACGTGGTGAGAAAGATGAGCTTGAGAAATACTATAAGTCTTTATCTAGTAAAGAAAAAGATGAGTTCTTCGAATCCATCTATGAAGAAGGTATCTTCATTAACTACCCACCAATGTGGGAAGGTATGCCTGCTGTTAAGAAGATCGAAGAATTATATGATAAGTTTGGATTCACTCGTGACCAACTATTCATTCATCGCTGGGGTAGAACTATCCCTTTATTAAGCCAAGTTATCGTTGGTGAAAAATATATGATTAAGTTGAAACAGACTTCTGAGAAGAACTTCTCAGCACGTTCAACTGGGTACTTATCTCAAAAGGGTTTACCTGAGAAATCCAATAAAGTACGAACAAATGAACAGTTGTATTCCACAACACCTATTACGGTAGGTCGTGATGAGAATAACAACTTGGGTATTGGGGTAAGACCATTTATCCTATCCAAGTTCCACTTGTTCTATCGTACATCACCATTTGCTCGTAAGCAAGTTGGTAAACTCTTTACCAATGATGTATTAGATTACGATAAGTTCAAAATCAAAGATGGATATAAGAACCGTAACGTTGAGATTCTCAATGCTGAAATGAAAGCAATCGGTGCCAACATCGACTTTGGTTTCAATGGGTTAACATTGGATATCGATGATGAGAAGATGAATACATACACCTATAAAGATGAAATTCATTTCCGTACAAAAGCAGAAATGAGAGAAATCTTATTAGATGATTTATTACGTCCTCAATTCGATGCTCAATATGATGGTCCAGAATCTAAAGCCGAGAAAGCCTATGCTAAGTTTAAGAAAGAAGCGATTGAAAACGCTCAACAAAACTTAACTCGTATCAATGATGAAATTGAAGAGTTAAAAGACTAAAGATAAGAAGATATACCTTCGGGTATATCTTCTTTTTTTGTGAGAAATAGTGGTATGATAGGGATCCTATCATACCACCATGTCCTAAGGAGTAATGTTTATTCTCTCGTCTTATGAGGGAAAAGATAATTTGACACGCGAAGATCAAATTACTATATAGTTACTATTTCTATTATTCTATAAGGATTTAAAATATATATTATAGTAACGTATCGATGCGTAATTCATTTTGTTGAATGAAAGGAAAAAAGACATGTCTAAGAAAAACAAAAAACAACGCAAAGTTAATGCTTTCGACTCTATCTTCGATGAAACAAAGGAAACTAAAAAGAAAGATAAAGTGAAAGTTGAAGAACCTAAAACAATCAAAGGTCAGATCATCTTGGAAGATACACCATTAGGTTTGATGAAGGAATTGTTAAAAGCTTCTAGCCCTATGGCTAAGATGGTACTTGATACAATCGAACGAGATGTTCCACCAGAAGAACGTGATGAATACACAATCGAAGATATCGATGTAGATTCCGTTGGTGAGCATGCTTCTGACGAAGAAATCAAATTACCAGATGGAGGTCTTGTAACAATCCAATTCAAAAAAGGTGATGGTACAATCGTATCCTATTCCGAAGAAGATTTAGTTAATGAGAAAGTTGAAGGTAATTTAAAATCCAAATTACTCAAAGTGGGTATTGGATGTTTAGTAGCCGCAGGGGTAGTCCTTGGTTTCAGAACCACTGACTTAAAACTGTAAGCTACTACTAAAAAGACCCTACGGGGTCTTTTTCTTATTTAGTGAAGGAGAATAATGATGTTTGAAGAACTATACACAATGGACCCAGAAGATTGGACCAAAGAAATACGTGAGACGATAACAGCTCATGCTGTTAAGATATATAAAGAGTTCATTCAGAACTACAAAGATAAGACGGCAGTTAATGTAACTGCGTTAGGAAACTTTCTATTGATGATGGATGATATCTATCGTACTGGAAAAGTAACTCCATTAAGCGATGCTGAATATGACCAGCTCCATGAAATCTATATTGAGTTGACTGGTAATATGATTCATAAAGATAAACATGAAGAACACTCGATGGAACGCATGAAATTGGAACATGATTATCCAATGTTAAAGGGTTCTATGGAAAAGGTTCATTATATCACTAAGGAAGAACGGCTGAACGATCCAAATGCGATTGCGACACATCGTTCCATTATGGAATGGTTTGAAGACCGTATGGAAAAGATTCGTGGAATGAAACGAGACCCTAAAGAGGAAATCATTATTTCGTTCTATCCTAAGTATGATGGTGTATCCATTCAATTATCCTTAGACGAACGAGGTCATGTAATCAAAGCCGTTACTCGTGGCGATAAAGATTTAGGAATTGGTAGTGATAGAACACCACTATTCCAAGATGTAAATCTAATTCATCTAGTACCAAAAGCCCTAAAAGGTCAAGAGTTGGGTATGAAAATCGAATGTATTATGCGAAAAGATAAGTTTCCAGAATACAATGAGAAGTTCGGTGATGGTAAACTTATCAATGAACGCTCTGCGATTACTAGTTTAACTAACTCTGTAAGTTTCACTGATATTCATGCCCAATATATGTCAATCTGTGCATTGATGTTACAATCCGGGAATCAACTAATTCCATACCATTCTAAGTGTGGTGAAGGAATGTTTGCTTGCCCACCATATGAGTTTGAAGACTTCTATGTGAAAGCAGGTGATTTCACAGCGGAACACTTACCCGTCTATATCAAACGAGCAAAGAAGTTCATCGATGAACTCCCGTATGAATGTGATGGGTTAGTTATTCGATTTACTCAGCAAGATATCATTGACCATCTTGGTCGTAATGAAAGTAAGGGAACGAATAATTTTGAAGTTGCCTATAAGTTCCCGAAACCATCTAACTATACAACTGTATTGGATGTAAAGCAGGATATTGGGTTAATGGGTAAAGTATCTTTCACAGCTAAGGTAGAACCATTTGAGTTCAATAATAAGACGATTAAGTCCGTTAGCTTGGGTTCATATGACCGTTTCAATGAATTGAAACTCGCTAAAGGCGATATGGTTAATGTGAAGTATGAAATTATTCCATACCTCTTAGTAGATGAACATTGTGAACAACATCGTTCTGGTAATCCTAGAATCGAACCGATTACTAACTGTCCATATTGTGGTGAACCATTAGTATTCAACCCAGAATATATGTGCGGTAATACATCCTGTCCATCTCGTATGATAGGTAAAATCTATAATTATTGTGAGAAGATGAATATGGAGAATATTGGCGAAGCTACTATCGAAGCGTTATACCATGCTGGGATAGTTAAAAATATCCAAGATTTGTATATGCTCCATACCAAACGAGATGAGGTCATTAACCTCGAAGGGTTTGGTGAAACGAGCTTTATCAATATGGTTGAATCGATCAATAATGCTTCTGGGACGATTGATAGAGTCATTGGTTCTATCGGTATTCCAAGCATTGGTCGGAAAATCTTTAACAAAGTTTTGAGTATATATCATATACATGAGTTGCTAGATATTTCTCCTGGTAATGAAAGTATATTATGCACAATTCCAGGAATCAAAGAAACGACTGCAAAGAAAATCATCGATGGTATTGAAGAGAATCGAGATTTGATTGAGTTCTTACTCGACCATGTCAAGATAACCAAATCGAAAGATGTATCTTTGAAAGTCGTATTCACTGGTTTCAGGAATAAACTTTTTGAGGAATATCTTAGCTCAATTGGTATTGAGGTAGCTAACTCAGTAACTGGTGATGTGGGTCTAGTCATCGCAGATAATCCGACTGGTAACAGCGGTAAAATCAAGAAAGCACGCGACCATAATATCCCAGTAATTGGCGTATTTGAAGCATATGAACGATTTGGCTTTGATAGTAAATAACTATAGGGAAGTTAACATCATTATATGCTATACGCATATGACATGTCATTTTTAGTTTTAAGGAGGAAATGGAAATGGGATTCCGTCCAAGACAAGTACAAAAAGAAAGCCGCGATTTTGTGAAAGCAGTTGATACTGCAACAGTCGCACATCTACGTAGTAAAGAATACAACTTGAATATTGTGCAACCTGAAGTTGCATCCACAGTTGTATTAGTATGGTTAGAAGAGTTTGCTAAACACTTAGCAGCTGAAACTGAAGCTAATGGTAACAAACCTGTTGAAGTGGTACTGGACTCCATTATGACTTTGGGTACAACAATTCGCGATTCCGAAGAAGGCGAAAAAGAAGGCAACTTGGTGCCATTCGTAACACTTGGTGAAGTGTTTAAACTGGGCGCTAAGAACGATACTTCTACTGAAGACTAGTATCAAATACCCAGATAGAGACGTTATATCTCTATCTGGGTAACCCTACTTATCAAGAAACTTTTTTGTTTGGGGAGCTTGTCGCATGAAGAAGTTTATTAAAAATTTTAAGAATATTAACGAAGATCAACTGAATATGAAGTTGATCAAACGTGAATATGAAGATGACTTAATTGATTTCGTCGTGAATGTGTTCAAATCATTGGAAGTCATTCGATCCATTCAATTCATCGACTATAGTGTTGAATATGATGAATCGAAAATAGACATCAATAAATACATCACGAGTCGAAAAAAGAAAAAGAAGAAGGAAGAGCATATCAAATACCACTATATCAAATCCGATAGGGTGTTTGAATTGACAATGCGATTCCATATCGAAGGTATCGATAACAACGAGTTTAAATCTAAGATTATCACTCGTTCCATCTTACTACCTAAGAAAGACCATAATAACTATATGACCTTGAAAGATAAGAAATATTTCTTATTGTATCAATTGGTTGATAATAGTACGTATGTAAGTAAGAATGGTATCACTCTGAAATCATTAATGCCAATCGTTGTGAATACACGTCACAACACATTGACGGATTCAAGAGGTGATTCATTCGATGTAGTTAGTTATTTCTTAGCGTTATTTAAACGGGAGATTCCTGTCTTCCTATTCTATTTTGCTAAGATTGGGTTCCATGCTACCCTTGGTTACTTTGCTGTAGAACGCATCATTGATGCCGTATCTGAACCATATCCTGAAGATGAAGAACACTATTACTTCAAGGTAAATAAACATATTTACTTGAAAGTGCGTCGTCATTTCTTCGATAAGTACCAGTACGTGAAGGCGGTAACAGCTATGTTGAAAGAATGTATGAGTACTCGTACTACTATAGAGGACCTAGAAGATATCGATTATTGGACTGAGCATATCGGTGGATTATTCACTAAGACAGCTCACAAGATGCGTGATTCTGGTAATAGTACTATCACATTCTTCGAACGCTTATTGGATTTGACAACTAAAGATATCCTAAAGGTATCTGAAATCAATAAGCAATCTATCTATTCCATCGTTCGATGGATGATTCAAAACTTCGCTGAGTTGAAGCAAAAGAATAATATGGATCTATCCACTAAACGACTTCGTTTAAATGAGTATATTGCATCTATGTTATCCATGCGTCTTGGTGAGAGCGTTAACCGTCTCTTATCTTCTCAAGGTAAAGCGACGTTTAAACAAGTTGAGAACATCTTTAAGTTCCCTGGGAATATTGTATTGCAACTATTGCAAACGTCTCAGTTGCTTAAATATGATGATCGAGTAAATGACCTCGATATCTTCTCAGCATTACGATATACGGTGAAAGGTCCTAATAGTTTAGGTTCTAAATCCGACCGTAATATCAATGTTAAGTTTAGAGGTGTCCATCCAAGTTATCTTGGTAATTTGGATATTAACGTATACTCTAGTTCATCTCCTGGTTTATCAGGTTCTTGTACACCATTTGCTAAAGTACATAAGTTGTACTTCGATGATGCACCAGAGCCACAAGACCAAGAATATGAAATCATGAAGGAATTAGCAGAAGAAGATGCGAAGCAAGGGATTCTAAGTATTGAAATCGGAAATAACTCCGTAGAATACTATGAAGCCCGTATGGAAATGCTGAAGCGTCAAGCGAATAACTTCAATATTACCTACATGACAGATGAAGATGAAGGTATGCTATATGTTATCTTAGGGGAACCTAAGACAAACTATGATATCTAATCGATATTGGGTATACGCTTCGTGTGTATACCCATCTTTTCTTTTTTATATATAAGGCGATATAACATGTCAGATTACAATGTAGAAGTCATCCAATCAACAGAGATTGATGCTGTTAAGATTGCAACGGGTAAATGTTACAATCGTACGATTGGGGATAAAGCTCTACTACACATTATCGAAGCAGGTCATCTGAGTGTTATGGAACACTCCATAGCAACATTGGACTTGACTTGTAGTCAAAAAGTATTAGCACAAATCACACGGCATAGACATTTCAGTTTCACTGTACAATCAAGTCGTGGTATGGATATGGGTGCTAATGGGTATATCAATAAGGAAGAGAACCCATACTTCAAAGAGTTTATTAATAACTCCATTGAAACCTCTATTGCTAACTATAATGAGGCAATCAAGATGGGTGTTCCGTACGAACAAGCGGCATACATGCTACCATTAGGTAGTAAAGTACGATTAACGATCTCTGGCAATTTACGTACATGGATGGAATACTTAAAGAAACGTGTATGTAAACGTGCTTCTCTGGAACATAGAGAATTAGCTATTGAGATCTATGATGTTCTTCACGAACTATACCCGAACTATATCAATTTGGATAATTTGGGTATCTGTAAGAACTGTAAGGAATCTTCTTGTGACTTTACGACACATAGCCGTACACAAAAAGAACCAATCATCCTTGATTTAAAACAAAAGGGGTAAAACTATGGATTTCTTCCATTTAATCCATGAATTAGATGAAAGATATGGTGAACGTCTTGGTCGCAGAGATCGGTCCATCGATGTTGCGACAGAAGATTTAATCTTTCATCTGGAATGGTCTGATATGAACGATTCCAATACGGAGTTGGATAATATCAGCGTTACGATCATGCAGAACGATATGAATAAGAATATAGTGAATACAGTACATGTGAATGCTACGTATATGAGCATTCCTATATTGGTTGCTATATTGGGGGATTATCAAATCCTATAGTATGGGAGAGGTAGAACGTATAAGGAGGAAAAATGATGGAAATAAAAGAAGCATTTGGACGAGTACGTGGGCTACCTTGGTCTACTAATAATAAAACTGGTTCTGAATATGGTATTATCGAATCGTATTTATTTAAGAATGATCACGTAAAAGTAAGATGTCGTTTGAAACATCTATTAGGGATGAGTCTATCTATGGAGTTAGAAATTCACAGTAAAGATACGACTATTAAACGGTCATATAAAGATACGGTTCCCGATACAATTATTCAGCAACTAGAAACAATATTGGGTATTAAGAAGATATAATTATATATCTTCTTATAAAACGCAATTTCTATAATTTTAAATATATATTATCATGCTGTATATGAATTATACATATACGTATTTTATATAATCTTTTTAAGGAGGAAATTTTATTATGAAGAAGAAAACTTTATTGACTGCAGTAGTTTTAACAACAATCACAGGTTCCGTATTTGCTACAACAACAGCATTGCCTGAGAATGCGTCTGATCAGTATACTCGTACAACATACTTCGGTAAGGGTAATACGACAGAAGATACTACACTTACCGAACGTTCCACTGTTATTGGTGCATTGAATACTATTAAGCGTGCAACTGATATGACAACCATTATTGGTGATAGTAACAGTGTTGACGGTAAGAATAATACTGTGATTGGTAGCATTAACATAGTTCAGGGCCATGACTCTGTAGTTATTGGTGCGGGTGCTCAAGCAGGTGCTTCTGTTGTTCCAGATGGTGATGACGCTCCATTATTAACATTGGGTAGTGCTGAAGGTCATGGTGTTACAGTAATTGGGACAAATGCATGGGCTAATACAGAATATGCATCTGTTATTGGCTATGCTGCCCAATCCCTTGGAAAAAATAGTATTGCTCTAGGCTCTTATAGTGCCGCTGGCGAAATGCATGCGGCTGATAGTAAGTACGCTGGCGTTAGCAACAATAAGGGTGTATTATCTATCGGTGCTAAAGACTCAGGTGTTAGCATAAACTACTCAAACCCAACTGTTAAGGAACCATGGGCTAACGACTTTACAAGACAAATCCAACACGTGTCTGCGGGTGAAGTATCTGCAACATCCACAGATGCAATCAATGGTTCCCAATTACAAGATGCATTTGACCGTAGTGCAGCAAATGCTACTAATATTGCTACAAACGCAGCGAATATTATCAAAGCAAAAACTACAGTAACTGCTGGAAATGGTGTTACTGTAACTGATAGCACAAACAGTGACGGCTCCACTAATTACGAAGTTGCTGTAGCTAAAGCGTTAACTGATCAAGTAGAAGCTAATAAAAATGGTATCGATGGCTTGAATGGTCGCGTTGGTAAAAATACTGATGCTATCCAAGCTAACGCTGATGCAATTCGTGACTTACAAGTAGGAGTAACAGCAGCTGGTACTGATGTGACTGGTAAAGGCCCTATCAAAGTTAGAAGATCCATGGCTTTAAATGGTGGTTCTACATTTGAAGTATCTCTTGACCAATCCGTTACTAACCAAATTAAAGCTAATACCGATGGTATTAATGGTTTGAAATCCGATGTAGCTGCAGCTAAAACAACAGTATCTGCCGGTAATGGTGTTACTGTAAATGAAACAGTAAACTCCAATGGTTCTACTAACTATTTAGTAGCGGTAGATACAAAGGTAACTGACCAAATCAAAGCTAATAAAGACGGTATTGATGGTCTGAATGCTAAAGTCGCTGATAATACAAATGCTATCAAAGCAAACACTGATGGCATCAACGGATTAAATGGTAAAGTTGGCGAAAATGCTAAAGCTATCTATGGTTTGAATGGTAAAGTGTCTGATAATACTAAAGCGATCGCAAACAATGCTAATGGTATCAAAGCAAATGCTGACGCAATTAAAGCCAATAAAGACGGTATTGCTCTTAATACTGCAGCAATCAATGAATTAGCCGATCGTGTTGTGAATGGTACTAATGCCTTAAACAACAAAATTAACGACGTTCAAAAAGAAGGTCGTCGTGGTGTTGCAAGTGCTTCCGCATTAGCAGCATTACATCCATTAGATTATAACCCAGACCATAAGTTAGACGTTATGGCTGGTGTTGGTCATTATCGTGGTAACAATGCGGTTGCATTAGGCGTTGCGTATCGTCCTAATGAAAACGTAATGTTTACAGTAGGTACTTCCATCAACGGTAAAGACACTGCTATCAATGCAGGTGTCAGCTATAAAGTTGGTGCGAAAGAATCTACATATATGAGTCCTGCTACAATGGCTAAAGAGATCGAAGATCTTAAAGCAATCATTCGTGAAATGCAGGCTAAACAATAATTTCTGTTAATAAACCGCTAGCAATTACGCTAGCGGTTTATATTTTTATAATTCCTATAAGGGGGAAACTATTATGAAAACAAGTAAGACATTTTTAACAGCAGCGGTATTAACAGCAGTGGCAGGTTCCGCATTTGCTACAATCCCTACAACAATGAACAATGTTGCATACAATAGTAACAATTCTGTTGTAGCATTCAGTGACACTTCCACTGCAGTAGGTTCTAACGTGAACTCCACTTCAGAAAACTTCGTAGCTGTTGGCAATAACGTAACAGCTAACGGTAATAAATCCGTAGCAGTTGGTTTGAATGCAACAGCGAATGGTAATAACTCCGTAGCTATTGGTCTTAATTCCAAAGCTATGACAGTTGACTCTATCGCTATTGGTAACAACGCTAGCATCACAACTAGAGAAGGTGCTGGTATCGCAATTGGTAGAAATTCCGAAGCAACTGAATTAGGTACTGCTGTAGGTACTGAAGCAAAAGCAACTGATTGGGGTGGTACTGCTATTGGTACTTTATCCAAAGCAACCGGTAACCAATCCACTGCATTAGGTAATAATGCAACTGCACCTAACGCATATTCCACAGCTGTAGGTGTATCTTCCACAGCAAGCGGTATGTATTCCAACGCCATGGGTATTACTACAGTATCCTCTGGTTGGTCTTCCACAGCTATCGGTTCCATCAATAAAGCAGAAGGTTCTACTTCTACTGCAATCGGCTTCCATAATAATGCTACTAAAGACTTTAGCACAGTGATCGGTGCATATTCCGATTCCACTGGTAAAGCTGGTGTAGTAGCAGGTAGCTATTCCAATGCATCTGCAACTGATTCTGCTGTATTAGGCAACAATGCTGCAGCTGACGTAGTTGGTTCCGTAGCACTAGGTAGCAACTCCACAACTGATACCGTTGTATCTACAGCAACTATGCTTGTAAATGGTACTGAACATACATTGGCTGGCGGCACTGCTGATAGCACTGTATCCATCGGTACTACTAACAAAGTTGGTGGTCTTAACACTACTGCTACTGATCGACCAGAAAACTATGTTCGTACATTGACTAACATGGCAGCAGGTCGTGTAAGTGCAACATCTACTGATGGTGTAAACGGAAGCCAATTACATGCTGTAGTAGAAGAAGTAAACAAAACAGCTGACGCTGTAAACACATTAAGTGCTTCTGCTGTTCGTGGTGCTGGTAAAAACCTTACTGCAACTACAACAAACGGTGAACGTACAATTGCATTGTCCGACAATCTTACTGATATGGGTAGTGCTACATTTGGTCCAAATACAGGTATATATCCTAGTAATACAATTATCAGTAAAGATGGTATGGTTGTGAATAGTGTTGATACACACACTATGATCAGTGGTACTAGTGTCGTTATCGAAAACGGTAATATACTTGAGAATACGACACTCGATCGCACTGGTCTAAGAGTAAGTAATAACGATGGTGGTGTTACTTTTACAACAAATAATATCTATGCTGGCGAACAACGTATCCATGGTGTTGCAGCAGGTACTGTTGATACTGATGCAGTTAACGTGGAACAATTAAACCGTAAAGTCGCTGAAGCTAAAACATCTGCAACTGCAGGTAATGGTTTAACTGTTACTGAAAGCAAAAATGCAAATGGTTCCACTAACTATGAATTCGGTCTTGCTCCAGCAGTAACTGATAAAATCAATGCTAACGCTGATGCTATTAAAGCAACTAACGATGCAGTATCTGGTTTGAACACTAAAGTGGCTGATAACGCTGCAGCTATCGACACATTAAAAGGTGATGTAGTAAAAGCTAAAACTACAGTAACTGGTTCTGGTGTAGTTGAAGTAACTAGCTCCGCTAACGAAAACGGATCTACTAATTACAACGTATCTGTTAACACAGACGGTATTCGTGAAATTGCGAAGACCAGCAATCGTTATGCTGGCGACGATGTAGTGAAAGTAGAACGTTGGAATAACCCAACTGGTGGTGCGGACTTGACTACATTCAAGTTCGATGCTGAAAAAGCAGCTGAGAAAATCAATGTAGCTTACAATGTTGGTGGTACAGCTCATACTACTACAGCAGCTAAAGGTCTTGGTTTCGTAGATGGTAACCATATCACTACAACAACTGATGCTAATGGCAATATCCAATTCAACTTAGATGCATCCGTAACCGATGGTATTGCAACTAATGCGAATGGTATCAAAGCAAACGCTGATGCTATTAAAGCAACTAATGATACAGTAGCTGGTTTAAGCACTAAAGTTGACGACAATGCAAAAGCTATCAAAGCGAATGCAGATGGCGTTAAAGCGAATGCTGATGCAATCACTGGTTTGGATACTAAAGTAGCTGACAATGCGAAAGCAATTAAAACTAACGCTGACGGTGTTAAAGCGAACGCAGAAGCTATTAAAGCACATGATGCAGCTATCAACACATTACAAGGTGACGTAGTGAAAGCTAAAACTACAGTAACAGCTGGTAACGGCACTGTAGTAACTACAACTACTAACCCTAATGGTTCCACTAACTACACACTTGGTCTTGACAAAGCTGTCACTGACCAAATCGACAACAACTCCAAAGGTATTCAAGCAAACGCTGAAGCTATTAAAGACTTAGCTAAAGCTAACAATGTTCTTGCTACTGAAACAGCTAAAGGCTTGAATGGCTTGAATGGTCGTGTTGATTCCTTAGCTTCTAAAGTTGATGCAAATCAAAAAGAAGCTCGTCGTGGTATCGCATCTGCAACTGCATTAGCTGCGTTACATCCACTTGACTATAACCCAGAGCACAAAGTTGATGTGATGGCTGGTGTTGGTCACTATCGTGGTAATACCGCGGTAGCATTGGGTGCTGCTTACAGACCTAATGAAAATGTGATGTTTACTGTTGGCGCATCCATTAATGGTAAAGATTCTGCAATCAACGCAGGTGTATCCTACAAAGTAGGTACTAAAGATGGTGTTGATTACAAGTATAGCAAAGTCGCTATGCAACGTCATATTGATGAGCTCAATACAACTGTGGCAGAGCAAAATCAAAAGATTGAACAATTGAATACATTGGTTGAAAAACTTCTTGAAGAAGTTCATCAATCTAAATAATTAATTAAAGAGGAACCTTCGGGTTCCTCTTTTTTTTGATACATATGACAACTATTAATCACCTCGTTTTATATGAAAATATAAATATACATTATTAAGGTATGATACATATGTTTTGGTATCATATCTGTAAGTCCGAAGAAGGAGAAAAATAAAATGAAAAAGAAATTAGCTTTATTGTGTATGACAGTATTACTTGGTTCTACAATGGGTAGCGTTAATGCCGATGGTTACACTACGTTACACAACGAACATTTAGATGGCATTGTAAATAGTGACAACCTCGCAGTTTCCACCTTTACGAATTCTTTTGGTCCAGACGGTAAAGTTAAAAAAGATTGGACTCATGACCTATACATTGGTCTAAAAGATGAATTAAAGAAAAA